CCAAGACCAGGAAATGTACGACCGGCGCATCGAAGTGCTGCTCGACCGCATTATGCGCTTTTATTACGACGGAATCCAGCACGTTTACCCCAACTGGTCAACAGGTGTTTACCAAGTTGGTACAGCGGGTGGATATGTTGATATTGGCAACGGCCAGAACGTGCAATGCCCAATGTTTATGGGCGCTTACAACATTTTTCGTGCGCGTTGGCGTTCGCTCGATGCGGTACTGACACAGAATCCTCCCGGCATTGGGTTCGCGGCGGATAAGCAGGATTCTGAATCCATTGAGGCATCTGAGACCGCAGAGGGATTCTGGGAGATATTCGACCAGTCTGAAAAAGGCGGTGCGGTAAAGAGGATTCAAAAGCGCGTCTCTTACATGATGGGAATGTCGGGCCGGACAATCGCATGGACACACACGCTGAAATCCAAGGCGCGTTTTGGCTTGAATGATGAGGGTGAGCCGCGCTCAATGGAGACGGCAGACATTTACGGAACAATGGAGTCCAAGGTTCCCATCGTCTGCAAGTGCTTGTCCGACGCGCTGTACTGCTTCCTGTTTGACGACAAGAATGTTCTTGCCCTCAAAGGTCAGAATGAGTGGATTCGCTCGAAGATCACCGCTGGGGAGCCGTCTATTGGCGAATCGGACTGGAATCGCTTTGCGCGAATCGGAGTCAAACAAGCCAAAAAGGGATTCTTTCTTACCGGCCTCGCGCTGAATTACCTTACGACTGAGTTGAATGGCTTCCTACGCCCTGAAGTGTTCCAAGACAAGATGTTCGACTCTGCTTATCCTGGCGTTGATGAAAAAGATGTGCGCGATGATGGCAAGGAGTTCACTTACCGCGATAAGTTCCTGCAATTGTTCCCCGATGGTTGCCACGTTAAGTATGTAGGCAAGTCATACTCAGAGAGCTGGAATGAGTGCCCTGACGATGCGATTGATATTGTGTTCCCGATGGAGCGCGATGGCATGACCGGCGGGGCGCTGATGGAGCCGATGAAGGTTGTCCAAGACGCCTACAACGATTACATGAATGCCAAGCGAGAGAATTACGAAACCGGCTGGAGTGTAACGTATTTCCGGGGCAGCGACGAAGATTATCAGGCTATCTCAAATCAGCGATCACGGCCAAATGACTACATTCTTTTGAAAGAGGGACCGCCAGATCAGGAGATTGGGAAACAGATAGTTTACCGCGAACCTCCAGCAGCGCCTCCGGAGGGATTCGATGAGGCGATTGAAGAGCTTCGCGGGCCGGTATCGCAGGATATTTCAGGGTCGATGCCTGTCCTTCAAGGGGAATCTAAGTCTGGCGACCCGGCAGCAAAGACAGCAATGGAGCGTTCTCAGGCAATGGGGATGCTCGGCCCATCGTGGGGATATTTGCAGATTCTATTTGCGGGGATTGCAGAGAAGGCGGCGCGGCTGGCATCTAAGAATCCCGACCATGGAACGGAGATAGCCGTCGTTGGTAAGGATGGGGCGAAGATCACCGTAAAGATGGAACGGTTGAAAAAGGGCAAGTTCCATTCCCATGTGTCTGATTCATCTTTCCCAGAGACCACGGCGGCGAAACGTGCGAACCTCACCGATCTCGTTAAAATGGCAGGAGCTTCTCCTGTGGGTCAGGCGCTCTTCGAGTCTCCCGACAACTGGGAGGAGTTTATCGAACTCAATGGCAATCAGGACTTGGTGTTCATTCCGGCGATTGCATACAAGAAGCAGGCGAGAGAGCTTGAACTACTTTTGCAGGAACCGCCAAACATTCCAGCGCCAGAGGAAATTGCTCAATATGCGGTTCAACACGCGGAGCAGGCGTTACAGGCTGAGCAGCAGGGTTTACCAGCCCCGCCGTATGCTCCTCCACAACCGCAGCCGTCAATAATGCCAGAGCAAGACGATTATCACAAGTGGGAGTCAGCAAAGTGCCAAGAATACCTATCGAGCGAGGATTGCTGGTTGAGGATGAATGTAGCTCAGCCGGAATCTGGGGAAGCACCAGAGGAAGCCTTAAAGCGGGCCGCACTCGGTATCCAAAATGTGAGGATGCACAAAGCGGTTCACGATCAGATGATGGCGGCTCAGGCGCAAGCAGCGGCCCAGGCAGCACAGCAGATGAAGCCGCCTAGTGAGCAAATCTCATTCAAGGATGAGGATAGCTCTGGCAAACAGCAAATGAATGCACAGGCGGGAATCAAGGAAGCGGCACCAGAGGCGCAGAGTTCTGTACAGAAGAACGCAGCAGCACCAGGAACGCGGGGAACGGCAACCGTCTAAAAGGAGAGAGAGCATGGCAGATGAAGCGGTACTTGACGTAGGCGCGGAACTCGAATCTGAGGGCGCGGAAGAAGTTGAGCAGGGAGCCGAAGCGGAAGTTGAAGGTGCGGAACAGGCGCAGTCGGTTGACGGTGAACCAGCGTCGGCGGCGAGTACCTGGAAGCAACTCAAGGACAAGCTGAAAGATTCTCCAGAATTGCACCGCGAGGTTAAAAAGGCGCTGCATCATTGGGAGGAATCCAGAAAACTGCTTCCTGATGGCGTTGCAAAAACCGTCGAGCGGCTGAAGCTGCTTGAAAAACTCGACGACAATACCGACGATGCCGAGTATGTACCGGGATCAACGCCGATTGAGCAGGTAATCTCGAATACTCTGGCCGAGCGGTCGTTCTGGCGTGATTATGACAATGCATTTCAGGCCGGAGACCCCAAACTTATCAACCAGATGGTCGAAGCCAACCCTGATAGCTTCCAAAAGCTGGTTCCAGTGGCTATGGACCGCTTTGCAGACGTGAATCCAGAGAGATTTTCGGCGTACATCTGCAAATCTGTGTCCGGGTATCTCGGTAACGCGGGGATTCCACTTCAAATGGCTCTCTTGGAGCGTGTTTTGCCGCAAACCTCCGATGACCCTAACTTGCAGACGGTAATTGAGGCATTTAAGGCAATCAAGGGCGTTGTGGAGCAGATCAATACGACCGCCAGGAACCCAATAGCGCCAAAAGCCATTCAAAGCCAGCAACCGGGCACGAAAACCGGAACAGAGGGCAATAATCTTGAGCAGCGGGAGATGAACGTCCTGCACGACGAGTGGTTGCGCGAGATTCGCCCCCGTTCGGAGTCTTTTACCGTCAACGAGATCAAAAAGATTGCCCCAAGTGTGAAATTCACACCGGCAGAGGCGAACTCGATCCGCAACGCTGTGAAAACCGAGGTAGATGCGCGTGTGAGGGCGAACACGGCCTATCAGGGGAAGATTAAGAGCTTGCTCAAGGCCAAAAATAAGACTTCGTACAGCATGACGGTTGAATCCGAGCATAAGAAGATCATTCCTGGTGCCGTCAAACGAGCCGTGGATGACGTTCTAGCGAAGCGCAAGACTGGGCAGGGAAAAAAGGCTGCGGCGACAGGCCAGCAAGCGCAGAAAACCGGCATACAGGCCCAGCAGCAGACCGACAATACCAAGTTCGAGTGGATTTCAGATTCTCCTAGCCGCCTCGGACTGAAAGTTGATTTCCGGCGTGGTGGCATCCAAGCCGACAATACCGCCTACATCGTAGGACGTGCAAAGCCGGTGAAGTGGAAGAGGAAGTAGTACGTGTGGTATGCTTTTTGGTAGATGAAGTACCCCAATCCGACAAAGGCAGCGGGAAGCCATAAACCGATATTGGAAGATTGGGCGTAGTACATCGGAACACGCGAAAGCTACAGCGGCACTCGTGCTGGCTCTCCCATACGGGAAGCGAAGAGGGCGTGGAGATGATCTCAAAAAGAGGTTATTTTCATGGCTATCGCAGATGCAGCACAAGCACTTGCTTCCGAGCAAGAATACGTCAGGCCGGAACTTGAGAATTACGTTCTCTCGCAATCCGTTCTGTTGAAGGAAATCCAGAAATCCAAAATCAAGGCGGTTAGTGACCGGCCTTCGAGGATTCCCACCATGCCGTCTCTTGGCGGCAAGCCCCGTGTCGGCAACATGAACGGCGTTGACATGGGCATTGGCTCTGGGCCTACTCAGGTTCCCGGCCAGATCACCCCGGTTTGCTACATTCACGCCTTCAGTTACACCAAGCAGGCGGAGTACGCGACCGACACTGACGAAAAGGCAATCGAGAATTTCGCTACCCTCACGCGCACTCTTGCGCCGGAGCGGTTTGCCGACTTCCTCGAAACCGTCCTTCAAGGCGATGCTTCCAACACCATCGACACCGTTACCAGCGTCGTGACCTCTGGCGGCAACATCACCGCCCTTGGCGTCAACTCTGCCAATCTGTTCCTTGACGATGAGGATATTGACGTTTGGACAGCGGTCGGCGGTGCGTTTGTGACAACCATCACAGTGCAGGATTCCGACATTTCCCTGAATCAAATCCTGTTGCTGAATCCGGTTCCGACCGGCACAATCACTGTCGGCATGAAGCTCATGGTCAATGGAGCTTCTGGGCAGGCCAACACCGGCTTGAACGGCCTTCGCTATTACCAGGTGGCCACCGATACCGGCAACTGGCTGACCGTACAGCGTGCGGCTTGGTCTGGCAAGTACATTGCCCAGAACATCCCCGTCAACGGTGCCTTGACCCCTCAGATCGTCCGCGCCATCCATTCCCAGATTCAGTTGGCAATGGGAAAGAAGAAAGCGGATGCTGATGAGCTTGTAGCCCATGCGACCGTCAACGAGCAGAACGCCTGGGAGATGAACGCGCTCCTCGTCCAGCACATCAACATGGCTGAGATGAAGGGTTCCGAATCTGAAGATATGCTCAAGCGGGAAGCCTCGACAACCATCGCAGGTCGCCGTTGGCTCATCAACGAACGCGCCGTACCGGGGTACATCGATTTCCTGGCGCTCAAGAATGCTTCCATGGTTGAAACCAAATCCATCGACTTCTACGATGTGGGCGGTCAGACGCTCTTCGGCCTCATCGGGCAGTCGGGCGGTCAGGCTTCAGGTTTGGTGTTTTACATGGTGGCTGAACTTAACCTCGTTTGGGTGCAGACACGAATGAATGCGTTTTTGAACGGAATTGCCATCGAGCACGGCCTTTACGGTCAATAACTTGCGGTAACAGAGAGGTTCAAACTTGTCTGAATTGATTCAAACTTGCGGGGAGATTCCCAAGCCTACTCACTACCCCACGATGTCTATGGGGCAGTACGGGAAAATCCCCGGCAGGGATGAGCCACTTTTCCGAATCGTCTTTGCGCCAACCGTGCGCGGGCTGGTAGGCGGTGAATTCACAGATCCAGATACGGGCGCTGTTTATTTCACCGGCTACCAGTCATGCCCTCGTTACGAATATATCGGCGACAAATGGATCATGGAAAAGTGGGTTTCGGCTCAGGAGTTTACCAAGCAGACGGAACTTGAATACCGCGCTGCGTGGGAAGACCCCAAAACCCATCTATGCCTCACCGGACCTTACCCGGCCAACGGTGATTGGCAGTGGGTTTGGACCTTCAACAAGCCGGAGCAGATTGGCGCTGCGGGAATTGTAGCGGCGCTCGTCAACAAGGCAAAATTCAACTCTCAGGCCGCGAATAAGGCAGCAATCGAGCAGGCAACGGAAAAAGCGAAGCAGGACAAATTTCAGCAGAACTTCGACAAGATGCACGACAGTCAGCGGGTATCAGGTATCCGGGCCGCGAACATCGGAGGACGAGTCAAGGCGCAAAAATCCTTCCGCGATCTTCAGGATGCACGTAGCCTTGGGCTTCCGACCCGTGGAGCGCGAACCATCAAACCTACCTCTGGGCAACTTCAGGTAGCCGGTTTCTAAAGGAGAGAGAATATGCCTTCAAGCATCATCGACAGGGCGTTACCGAAAGTTCCTCGTTCGGATGTGGCAGACAGAGCAATCGGCCAAAAGCAGTCTATTGGCAGATCGCGCATCCTTCCAATCAAATTGCGGATCATTGAGGAGTCGAAGAAAGAGAAAGTCCACATCTTCAATGTCGGTCCCTGGGCACAAACCGTGAATACCGGGTCAACCGGCACTTTCACCATTCCCGCGTGTCCAAACGGTGACGAATACGCCGAGATGCTGGTGATGAATGCGGTCACGGGACAGTGGGAATCTCCAATATCAAAAACTATGGAGGAGTTTGTCATCAAATCCGAGGATGAGATGACAGCGCTCTACGACAACGGCGCAGATGAGGATGGAAGGCTCGGTTTCGCAAGCCGGATGATTGGTGTTGGGAAACCGAGGCATCGCAGCCTGGTCCGTTTCGGCATTTTTGTTTCAGAGAATGAAGTACCGACGCGAGAAGAGTTGCGGAACGCGCATCTGGCGCTTGAGGAAGAGTGCCGCCAGATTGTGAAGTGGGCCGGTGATATTTACGCCACAGACCGCAAATTATTTGCCCGCGCCGTGCGTCCCGAAGTTCACTTCCTGGCCGCAAAGATTCTTGGCCGCGACAATCCGCAGGATTCCCCATGGATGCTTGATGCAAACCCAGTTGGGCGTACCAAGTGCAAGATGTGTGGACGCCTCTGCGATCCCGATGTGGCGACGTGTGAGGCTGGCCATGTGGTGAATATGGAACTCTACTTGGAGTTGCAAGCTGCCGATGAGCAGCTGAAGGCGGCAATCACAGCCAAGCCGAAGGTGAAGTAATGGCATATGGAGTGGTGTACCTGTTGACCGATTTGACGAATGGCCGGTATTACATCGGTCAAACGACAGATTATGCTCAGCGTATGGGACAGCACTCTCGAACAAAGGTCAAGACTCCTCTCGCGTGTGCAATCCGAGCGCATGGCTGGGAGAATTTCAGTCGAGAGATTCTAGGGGAAGCAGAGGATAAGGAATCTCTCGACAATCTTGAAAAATTATGGATGATTGTCTCTAACGCTACGGAAATCGGATACAACCTCAAAGAAGGTGGTTCTGCTGGAAAACATGCTCCAGAGACTCGCGCTAAGATGTCTTTGGCTAAGAAGTTGAATCCTCCCCATAACCTTTCCGTTGGATATTGGACAGGGAAAAAGCGCCCCGACGTTACCGCCAGACTTCTTGGGCATAAATTCGGTCCTCGGAGTTTAGAGGCCCGTAAGAGAATGTCCGATGCGCATAAGGGAAAGATACAGTCGCCTGAATCTAACGAGAAACGCAGAGCCGCATTGCTTGGAAGAAAGCGCGGACCTGTGAGCGAAGAAACAAGGCGCAAACTATCAGAATCGCATATGGGACAAGTCTGCTGGTGCAAGGGAAAGAAAAGGCCAGACATAAGCGAAAGAAATCGTCTGCACAACCCTAACAGGAGGTCATCAAATGCCCATACCTCCTCCTAGTCCTACTGCCCCCTATGATTCTGTGGACAGCGTTTTAAATCTCGTCAGAAGCAAAATGCTGGACACTATCGGTTCACTGGCGGGAGATATTCTCATCGACGCGCAGCCCTTCATGCAGGAATACACGAACGCTGGCTGGAGAGAGTTGCAATTCTTTCTGGCCACGCTCGGATACTCCGCGTTCAAAATGCCATTTATCGGCGTTGGGTATCCCGTGGTGGACTCGACTGATCCGGCGCTTTGGACGAGCCTCAATTGGAGCCAATTCGTCAATGCAAGCG